GAGCACGACTGCCGCCAGTTCCGCAGCGTCATGCGGCGTTTCGCGGAGACCGGCACGCATGACCGGGCCGCGTTCCTGCGTGCGCTCGATGAGGCGCACGGGCAGCCGATTGAGCGGGCGGCCGACAAAACACCAGTTTTCCGCGTGATGGACTGGGAACCCTACGAAAACAGCCTCGTCACTGTCCCTGCTGATCCGACCGTCGGGGTTGGCCGGGCCGGAGACGAACCCAACGACGACCAGGACACGCAGGCACAAAGCCCGCAAACAGCATCAGCTCCGGCTGAGATCAAGGCGCCAGCGGCGCGGCCCTACCGGGCGCCGTGGATGGCGAAGGCAATTCAGAAGTAACGGCGATAAACGCCACAAGGAGAAACTATGACGACTGCAGACATCGCCTCGGCGGGCGCAAGCGCCGTTGATAACGCCGACCTCAAGCGGTCGGGTGAGGAGTACGAGAAGCAGCGCATCAGCGCCATCGAGAAGCTGTGCCGTATCAACAAGATCGACGACGCGGTGCGCTCGCACTGGGTCGGCACTGGTCAGAGCATCGATGAAGTCGCCGACGATCTGCTGAAGATCGCCGAGCAGCGGCAGGTCAATGCGAAGCCTGTCACCGATCTCGGCCTGTCGCCGCGTGAGGTTCGTCAGTTCAGCCTGTTCCGGGCTGTGCAGGCTGCGGCCGACAAGAACTGGACGCAGGCCGGCTTTGAGCTGGAGTGCACCCGCGAGATTTCCAAACGCCTGCAGAAGATGGCCGACCCCAACACGTTCTTTGTGCCATACGACCTTATGGCGCGAACGGTGGATGTTCCGCGCGCGATGCTCACACGTCAGTACGCATCTACTCGCGACCTGACGGCCGCAAGTGCTGGTGCCGGTGGCTACCTGGTCGATACCGTGAACGTCGGCTTCATCGACATTCTGCGGAATCGGTCGGTTGCATATCGCATGGGCGCCCGGCGCCTGTCCGGTTTGCAGGGCAATGTGACGATCCCGCGCCAGAGTGGTTCTGCCACTGCGGTGTGGCTCGCCAACGAGGGCTCGACCATCACCGAATCGGCGCAGACCTTCCAGCAGGTTGCGCTCTCGCCGAAGTCGGTCGGTGCCTATACCGAGATCAGCCGGCAGCTGCTGCTGCAGTCGTCGCCTGGCGCTGAAGGCCTTGTGACGGCCGATCTGGCGGCGGTAACCGCTCTGGCGGTCGATACCGGCGTCATCTCCGGTTCGGGTGGTTCCGGTCAGCCGCAGGGCATCATCGGCACCTCCGGCGTCGGCTCTGTCACCGGTACGTCGCTCGGTTATGCGGGCGTGCTGGATCTCCAGGACGATGTTGCTACTGCCAACGTCATGCCGGCTGCTGGTGGTTACGTCACCACGTCTGCCGTTGCCAAGCTGCTGATGCAGCGGGTGAAGTTCGCGGGCACCGCCACGCCTCTTTGGGATGGCAATTTGTGGGATGCGAATATGGCCGGTTTCCAGGCCATGTCGTCCATACAGATCCCGTCGGCGAACCTGCTGTTCGGTGACTGGTCGCAGGTGATCGTGGCCGAGTGGGGTGTGCTGCAGGTTGACGTGAACCCGTTTGCCAACTTCCAGGCCGGCGTCGTCGGCATTCGCGCCATCACCAGCATCGACGTGGCGCTCCGCTACGGTGCCGCGTTCAGCCTGGCAACGTCGATCACCTGATCACTCAGGGAGCATTGGGGCCGGTGGCTTGCTGCCGGCCCCATTTTTACTGACCGAGGTACCAATGAAGACCACACGGATCAAGGTGCTGCTGTCCTACCTCAAGAGAACGGGCGAAGGACAGACCACCGTCATAAAGGCAGGAACAGTCCTCGACGAGGACGCCGGCCTTGCGGTCGAACTCATCACCGCGAACAAGGCCCGGCGGGCAACGCCGGACGACGAACAACCGAAGCCGGCGCCGAAGGTAACCCGCGCCAGAGGAGAATCCCATGCTGAATAATCAGGCACAGGCCTGCACCGCCGTTGTGCTGCTGGCCCCCGCGAGCGCCGCCAACACCGCCGCCGCCACCGGTACGGGTGTGGCGGTCACAGGCATCGAGGGTGATTTGCTGTTTACCCAGCACCTCGGGGCACTGACCGGGTCGATCACCGGCAAGATCCAGGAGTGCGACGACTCAGGCGGCACGGGCGCAGCCGACATCACCGGTGCGACGTTCACGGCCGCGACTGGCGCCGGGATCCAGAAGATCACCGTCCCGCGCAAGGCCGTCACAAAGGCTTATGTCCGGTACGTGGGGACAATTGTCACCGGTCCGGCGATTGCCAGCGCCTCGATGCACGCAACGGCCAAATACGCCTCATAACCGATGTTCGTCGAGCCGCTGGACGTATTCCTCGACGACTTTGGCGTCGTCTGCGTCTATGGCGCAGTCGTGGCCACGGTCGTTCTGGATGCGGCCGACCGTGAGCTGTTCGCCGGTGGTGCGCAGACCACGGACTACCTGATGCAGTTCGTCACGACCAGCCTGCCGGGCCTGAAGTACGGCGACTCGATCACAGTGGACGGGCGAGCCTTCACGGTGCAGCAGGTCATAGCCATTGACGATGGCGTATTCAGCACGGCGACCTTGCAGGCATGACGATTCGGGAATCCATCCTTGCGCAGATCAAGACTCTGCTGGATGGCGTTGCCGGCGCGACGGCGTACCGGTCCCGCGAGGCTCCGGTCACGCGGGCTGAAGGCGTGGTGCTCGTGATCCGACCGGAAGATGAGTCCGTGGAGCTGCGCGGTGCAGCCCCTGGGCTGTCGGTTCGCGATCTGACCGTGAGCGTCACGGTGATCAGCAGGGGCGCGATACCTGATCAGGTATCAGACCCGGCCATCGAGGCCGTGCACGCTGCACTGATGGCCAATCAGACGCTTGGCGGGCGCTGCGCCCGGATCATCGAGGCCGGGGCCAAGTTCGATTTTGAGCAGGCCGACCAGACCGCGCTGGCCGTAGAGCTGCGCTATGTCGTCCGCTACATGACACCTGCCAGCACCCTCGCGGTGCAGGCGTGAGGGGCCGGTAAATGACGACCTTTGACCAAACCGACGTCACTTTCGATTCTACCGTTTACACCTGGGACGGCTACGGCCCCCCGCCAATCATCGAGGAAGGAGTACTACACATGGCGCAATACAGTTTTGGTGCCGGCATTCTCTGGGGCACGCCGCTCTCGGATTCGTCCGGCACGGCGATCAGCAACCCGACGCCGGTGCAGTTCGGCGCACTGCAGGACGTGTCGCTGGACATCAGCTTCGAGAACAAGATGCTGCACGGCTCGAACCAGTTTCCGATTGCGGTCGGTCGTGGCAAAGGCAAGGTCAGCGGCAAGGCGAAGGCCGCGCAGATTTCCGGGCGCATGTGGAACTCGATCTTCTTCGGCCAGACGCTGAACGCCGGGATCGTCAACGACATCTATGACACGGTGGGCAAGGCCATTCCGGCCACGCCGTTCACCCTGACGGTCAGCTCAACCGCCGCCGACGCGACGCATGTGCAGATCCCGAACTCCGGCACCTGGTCTGCCGACCTGGGCGTGCGCAATTCCAGCGGTCTGCCGATGGTGCGGGTGGCTTCGGCCCCGACCACCGGCCAGTACACCGTCTCCGCTGGCGTGTACGTATTTGCCGCAGCCGACACGGGCACCACGGTGTTCATCGACTACAAGTACACCGCCACGTCAACGACTGCGACCAACAGCACCATCATCAATCAGCCGATGGGCTACGCTCCGGCCTTCCGCTGCGATCTGCTGCTGCCGTATCAGGGCAAGAACCTGATTATCAGTCTGCCCCAGTGCATCAGCACGAAGCTCTCGATTGCCACGAAACAGGATGACTTCAACATTCCTGAATTCGACTTCGAGGCCTTCGCGGATTCTGCCGGCAACGTCATGACCTACGGCACCTCGGAGTAACGCATGTTTCCAGGTGTGGAGTTCGACTTTGGCGGCGATGTGCGGGTGATTCCCGCGCTGTCGCTGGGCGACGTGATCCGGCTTGGCCCGAAGCTGTCCGCCATTCAGGCGGGCGGCATGGACATCGCGGACATGGCCCCGGCGGTCATCGACCTCGTGCACGCAGCACTCAAGCGCAACTACCCCGCGATCACCCCGGCGGATGTCGGGGAGTTGATTGACCTGCGCAACACGAAGCCGGTCATTGACGCGCTCATGGGTGTCTCGTTCCCGGAGGGCGACAGCAAGGGAAAAGCGTAGGGCCGGTTGACTGGGACCATATCGGCGCGCACCTGGTCGCGACAACCGGCCATTCGTGGGCGCAGATCTGGAACGAGTGGGACATCCCCCGACTGCTGGCGTGGAACAAGTACTGCGATGAGTGCCCGCCGTTGAACCTGATGGTGCAGGCCTACCTCGGCATCAAGCCCGTGAGACGGAACAAGAAGGACGACGCTGAATCGCTGCTGGCCACGCTGGCGGCATTTCCCGGAGCATCGAAGAAACCATGACCGACAAAGACATCAGCCTTGGCATTACCGGCGATCCGACCGGGCTGAATGCTGCACTGGCGAGTGCGCAGACATCGGTCAAGAATGCCGTCGGGCAGATGCAGTCGAGCTTCGGCAGCCTGCAGGCGGCGCTGGGCAAGGCGCAGGTGGCGATGGCGGCCTTCGCTGCCGTGCTGGCTGGTGGTGCCGCGTTCCGGGAGTCTGTCGCCGCTTCCGTCAATCTGTCTGTTGAGTCGGCCAAGCTCGGCAAGCAGCTCGGTATTTCGGCCACGCAGGCGTCAGTCCTGAAGATGGCGCTCGGTGATGTCTACGTCACTGAGGAACAGCTTTCCAACGCCGCCGGCAAGATCACGGCGAAGCTCAACACCAACGAAGAAGCCTTCGGCAAGCTCGGCGTTGCCACCCGTGACACGAACGGGAACTTCCGCTCCACGATGGACATCATGACCGATGTCAACGCGCGGCTGCTGACCTTCAAGGAGGGCACAGACCGCAACGTCGAGGGCGTGAAGATCTACGGCAAGGCCTGGGAGTCGGTCGCTCCGACGCTGCGCCTGACCGCCGAGGCGCAGGAGGAGGCGCGCAAGAAGGCCGAAGAACTGGGGCTGGTGGTCGGCGAGGAGAACACCGCTGCCGTCGAAGCCTACCGGGCCGCGATGAACGACGCTGGCGATGTGATGGACGGCCTGCAGAAAGCCATCGGTGATGCGTTGCTGCCGGGCCTGACAGAACTCGCCAACTGGTTCGCCAGCATCGGCCCGCAGGCGGTGACCGTCATGCGCGTGGCGATGATTGGGCTGATTGCGGCCTTTGAGGGCATCCGCGTGGCGGTGTTCACCGTCTACACCGCCGTCAAGGCCGCCATCCAGCAGTTCGTGGTGCTGTTCCTGACCTTCTCGGAGGTTGCCAGCCGGGCGCTGCGCTTTGACTTCGCCGGCGCAAAGGCCGCATGGCAGGCCGGCATGGGCCAGATCACGGACATTGGCTCCAAGGCATTTGACGACGTGGTGGCATCGGCTGAAGCTGCGCAGCTCCGCGTGACGGATGCGATGTCGAGCGCCTTCGGCAAGCAGACCGCGATCAAGCCGCCCGAAGGTGGCAGCGCATCAACCGGCGGCTCAGGCGATTCGGCCGCCGCCCGCGCTGCTGCCCGTGAGGCAGCCAAAGCCGCGAAGGACGCCTTCGATGCCGAAATCGAGAACCTGAAGGGCCAGGAAGCCGCCGCCCGCAACAACTACGATCTGAAGATCGCGCTGGCCGAGAAAGAGGCCCAGCGCATCGGCGAGTTCTACGGGCTGGAATCCAAAGCCTACGCCGCAGCCCAGAATCACATCGTCCAGCTCAAGCGCGAGGCGGCGGACCAGATTGCCCAGATCGACCAGATCCGGGCGCAGACAGTCCAGAACGCAGCCCTTGCCGAAGTCGATGCCCGCGAGAGCGCGGCCCGGCTGGAAGTCGAGCTGAACCAGGCCACGAAGGCGGAACTGCTGACCCAGCAGCAGGCCTTCGAGGCGCAGCGGTACGCGATCCGCGAGCAGGCGCTACAGCAGGATCTGCAACTGGCGGCCCAGTCGAATGACGACCCGGTGAAGGTCGCGCAGATTCAGGCGCAGATTCAGGCACTGACGCTCGGCCACCAGCAGCGGCTGCGCGAGATCAACGGTCAGGCGATGGTCGAGCAGACCAAGACCTGGCGCCACATGTTCGACGGCATGCAGACGGGCATGACCGGTGCGATAAAGGGCATGCTGGCCGGTACCCAGGGCTTCACCAAGAGCGTGCGCGGGCTGTTCTCCCAGCTCGGCGGGGCCTTCGACAACATGGTCGCCAACCTGGTGGTGAACTGGGGCAAGGCCATGTTTCAGAAGGTCGTGATGGGCAAGGGTGCGGCCATGAAGACGATCATGATCCACGCCAAGGAAGCGGCTGCGGCGGCGTTTTCCTCGGTGGCTGCCATCCCGATCGTCGGTCCGTTTCTCGCTCCGCCCGCTGCGGCGGCAGCCTTTGCCGCCACGGCAGCCTTCGCGAACTTCAGCGCCGAGGGCGGCTTCAACATCCCGGCCGGGGTCAACCCGGTCACGCAGTTGCACCAGGAAGAAATGGTGCTGCCGGCCGAACTGGCCAACGCGGTCCGCGACATGGCCGGCGTGGGCGGCGGTACGGGTGGCGGCGCTGCACCGATCATCAACATCAGCGCATGGGATGCGCGCGGCATCGAGCAGTGGGCGAAGCGCCCGGGCAATGCAGCGCTGCTGGCTGATGCAGTTCGCGGGCACGCGCGGCGCGGCTTCGCGACATGACCTCACTGGTCTTCCCCGCGCTCCCCGGGCTGTCATGGAACCGGGGACGGTCTCCCGTCTGGAAATCCACCGTCATCGAGGCGCTGAGCGGCAAGGAGTCGCGCATCGGACACGCGCTGTATCCGCGCATCAAGTTCAGCCTTGCCTTCGAGTACCTGAACGATCGCCCGGGCGTCACCAGCGATTTGAAGGCCATTGCAGGGCTATTCAACGCCTGCCGGGGCGAGTTCGATACGTTCCTGTACAACGATCCTGATTTCAACTCCGTGACGGCTGAACCGTTCGGCACTGGTGACGGCACAACAACCGCATTTCAACTGGTGGCGCGATACCAGAATAGCGGCGGGCCAGGCGTCGCGGAGTTGATCCAGAACCTCAACGGCGCCCCCCTGATCTACAAGATGGGCGTCCTGCAGACCGTCTCCACGCACTACACGGTGGGACCGACCGGCATCATCACCTTCACCTCTGCGCCGCTGGGCGGGCAGGCGCTGACCTGGACCGGCTCTTTCTACTACCGCTGCCGGTTCCTGTCCGGGCAGATGGACCTGACGCAGTTCATGACCTACATGTGGCAGTCGAAGGCCATCGATTTCCTGTCGGTGAAGCTATGAAGATGGCCGGCGGTAGCGCCCCGGGTCTGGTGCTGGCGGGCGGGCAGTACGTCAAGGCGGAGCTGTTCACCTTCGACTATGCGCAGCCGGTTGCAGCCACCGCCCGTTTTACCTCCTTCGATGTCCCGCTGACCGTTTCGGGAAACACCTACAGCACGGGCCTGCTCATCAAGCGCGGCAGCATCGCCACGAAACGCGGGGTCGAGGTGCAGACGCTGGAATTGGAGATAACCCCGCAGATCGATCACCCCTCCGCCCCGGTGCTGGTCAACGGCCAACCATTCCTGCAGGCGTGCCGGTGGGGCTTTCTGGATTCCTGCCGGGTGCGGATGGACAAGCTGTTCATGGCCACGCCGGGCGATGTGTCGGCGGGTGCTGTGCCGTGGTTTCAAGGGCGAGTGGCTGACGTGCAGGCGGGCCGCATGAGCGTCAAGCTGATGCTGGATAGCGACCTGGCCCTGCTCAACGTGCAGATGCCGCGCAACATCATCCAGACCGGCTGTGTGCATCGGCTCTACGATGCAAGCTGCACGCTCAATCCCGCCAGCCACACGACCGCCGGAGCGGTGAGTGCTGTCGCCTCAGACCGGACGTACATCGATACCGGCCTGACCGACAGCGACGGCTACTACGATCAGGGCATCGTGACCTTCACGTCTGGGGCCGGTATCGGCGTCACGCGGATGGTCAAGGTCTATACCGCATCGTTCGGCCGGTTGAAGTTCATCCAGCCCCTGCCTCCCGGCGTCCTGCCCGGCGATACCTTCAGCGTGCGGCTGGGCTGCGACAAGAAGCAGGCCACCTGTTCGGCCAAGTTCGGCAACCTCGCGCACTTTCGCGGGTATCCCTACGTGCCAACCCCGGAAACGGTCTATGACGGTGGTACCACCGCGCTGCCATCAAACATGCGTCCGCGCCCGGAGAACAAGAGCGAGCAGGCCGCGTGGTACACCGGATGAGGGCCGCAATCGTTGCTGAGGCGCTGACGTGGCTCGGTACGCCGTATCACCATGCCGCGAACGTCAAGGCGGCCGGCGTCGACTGCGCCATGCTGCTGGTGGAGGTGTTCCGCGCGGTGGGGCTGGTGGCGCCGGACTTCGACCCCCGCCCATATCCGCGCGCCTGGTACCTGCATCGAGACGAAGAACGCTTCATGGGCTTTCTGCTGGACCAGTCCCGGCGCACCGATTCCCCACAAGCCGGCGACGTGGCCATGTTCCGCTTCGGCCGTACCGCGTCACACGGCGCCATCATCATCGACGAGCTGCTCATGATCCATGCTTACCAGCCGGCCGGCCGTGTTGAGCTGGTCGAGCGCCGCGCATTTGCCGACCGGCTGCACAGCTACTGGACGGTGATCGAATGAGCGGCCTGATCGGCGGGGCCAAAACCCAGTCCACCTCCGAGAAGCGGCTGCAGGGCATCCAGCTTCAGCGGTCGGTCTACGGCGACACGATCCCGCTGGTCTACGGCAAGGCCCGCGTGCCGGGTGCGCTGATTTGGTATGGGAACTTCCGCTCAACCGCCATCGTGCAGGAGCAGGGCGGCAAGGGCGGCGGCGGGGTCACCAGCACGTCATACATCTACCGCACGGCCGTCATGCTGGCGCTGGCCGAGGGGCCTATCACTGCGGTCGGTACGGTCTACGAAGACAAGGCGATCACCTCGCTGGCGGAGCTGGGGCTGACCCTGTTCAGCGGGGCTGGCGGACAGGCGACCTGGTCATTCCTGTCGACCTACAACCCATCGCAGGCGATTCCCTACGATCACACGGCCTACGTCGCATCGAGCGGGCTGGAACTCGGGCACTCTGCCGGGCTCCCTACGCTGTCATTCGAGGTGACGGGCTTCCTGCCCTACGGTTCCGGCATCGACGATGCAGAGCCGGCCGCCATCCTTGCCGACTATCTCGGCAGTGCCAGCCATGGCGCGCAGTTCCCGTACCTCGGCACGATCACCGGGGCCAATTCCTTCCAGACCTACTGCATCGCGCGCGGGATCTTCATCAGCCCGGAAGAAACGACGCAGCGGCAGGCGGCGGAGTTCCTGAAGGAGCTGATGGCCGTCACAAACTCGGAGGTTGTCTGGTCGGCGGGCGTGCTGAAGGTGCTCCCGTATGCCGACGAGGCGGTGACCGGCAACGGCCAGACTTACACCCCGAACATGGCGCCGGTCTATGCGTTGACAGATGACGACTTCCTGCCCGGCGAGCCGCCGGTCGAGCTGATCCGCAAGCCACAGAGCGAACGCTACAACCGGGTCCGCATCGAGTACCTGGACCGCAGCCACCAGTACAACACCGCCGTGGCCGAAGCCTGGGACGATGCCGACATCGCCCTGAACGGCGAGCGGGTCATGCCGACCATCAACCTGCACGCGATCAAGACCGGCACGCTGGCCAAGCAGGTGGCGCAGATCATCCTGCAGCGCCAGCTCTACACGGTGAATGCCTACCGCTTTAAACTGCGTCCCGACTATTCGCTGCTCGAACCGATGGACCTGCTGTCCATCACCGACAGCACGCTGGCGCTGGACAACCAGCTGGTACGCATCACGTCCATCACGGATGACCCGGATGACGTGCTGACCATCGAGGCGGACGAGGTGCCGCTCGGGATCGCCTCCTCCCCGCAGTACAACTGGGAGTTGGCGCAGGGCTACGCCGCAAACTACAACGTATCGCCGGGCAATGTCTCTGCCCCGCTGATCTTTGCTGCGCCTTCGCGCATGGTCGGCCCGGCTGGCGGGTCGGAAATCTGGGTGGCCATTACCGGAGCGGATGCCAACTGGGGCGGCTGTTCGGTGTGGGCGTCGTTCGATGACCTGGACTATCGGCTGATCGGCTCGATCAGCGGTGAATCCCGCTATGGCGTCCTGAGCGCATCGACCGCCAGCCATGCGGACCCGGACACTGCCGGCACGGTTGCGGTGACCATGGCCACCACGACCATGCAACTGACCGGCGGCACGCAGGCAGACGTGGACGGGCTGCGCGCCAACATGATCTATGTGGGCGGCGAGATCATGGCCTTCCGCGATGCCTCACTGACTGCACCCGGAGCCTACACGCTGACCTACCTGCGACGCGGCCTGTACGGCTCGGCCCCGGCAAGCCACAGCAGCGGGGCGGCGTTCGCGCGCATCGATGACCGGCTGGCTGCGATTCCCTACGATCCGGGTCTCGCCGGCACGACGATGTACCTCAAGTTCACCAGCTTCAACATCTACGGGCGCGGCGAGCAGGATCTGTCGGCGGTCTCGCCATACACCACGGTCCTGCCGCTCGATGGGTCTTACCAGGACAACGCCGAGAACATCTGGACCGTTGCCGGCACTGCATCGGTATTCGGCCAATCGATCTTCAAGGCGTCGGGGTCGAATGCCGAAGACTCGGCAGCGACCACGAAGGAAACGCAGGGCATGTCGAGTGCGCTGTCGTTCCGGTGCTCGGTGCTGGCGAAAGAGGCCTATATCGGACTGACCACGGCGACCAGCGGCACGGCCAGTTCCGCCCTCGAATATGCATGGCGGCTGACGACGACATCAGGCACCGCGCAGGTCTGGGAGCTCGGCACGCAGCGCACAGTGACCGTGCCGACCTTCACCCGCGAGACCGTATTCAGCATCACCAATGACGGCCTGTCCGTGCGTTACCTGATGGACGGCGTGCTGATCTATGCCTCGCCAGCGAACGGCCTGCCGATGCGGGCCAAGGCGATCATGGTCACGGTTGGCGGTCAGCTCGATACCGTGAAATTCGGCATGGTGGCTGGTGGTTTCCACTCCGGCCCGAACAAGCTCAACGTGGACGGCTGGCGGGCCGGGGCTTCTGGCACGGTCGGAAACTTCGTGGCTATCACTAGCCCCACGCCAAGCAGCATCGTGCTGGGTGGCGCGACGGGCCACCCGCTCGGCCCATATGGTCAGAGCGAGCCACTGTGGCGGACCATCGGTAACGGCACGTCCGGGAATGGCGGCTGGGACAACAGCGGCGACATCACCGGAATCGACCCCGGCAAGAGCTATCGGTCGGTCGTCTGGGTTCGCTGGAACGGCCTCGGCACGCCGCAGTTCTACCACGGCTGCGACCCGAACAACACCTTCACGCTGGCCGGGGCGGTCGATAGCAACCCTTACTTCATGTACGGCGCACCGGCGACGCTCGGGATTGTTGCCGACAAGTGGTATCTGTCAGTAGGCGTGATCCACGGCTACAGCTACTCGGGCGGTGATTCGGGGATTGCCGGGCTTTACGACCCAGAGACCGGGCTGAAAATCTACGACGGCACCGAGTTCAAAATGCGCTACTCAGCGCAGGCCACGCAGATGCAGCGGGTGTATCAGTACTACACCAACGACTTCTACTGCCTGGTCTACTTCGCCAAGCCTCGCTTTGAGGCGATCACCGGCAACGAAGCCACGATTCAGACGCTGCTGTCACCGCAGGGGGCGCTGGCGTATCTGGATGAGGTGGATACGCCGCAGCTTGTCGGCGAAGCAGCTACCAGCATCGTGCGCACCAACGCCGGATCATCGACGCTGGTCGAGAATCGTACCGGG